AATTGATAACTGACACTAAAATCTTTGGAAATGAATGATGGAGTTTATTTTGGCGAAAATGGTAACGAGGTAATCGTAATCAATGGATTTGAATACTCACGAGAAGAATTTGATTCCCTTGTGGATATGTGTGGAGATTGCAATATGTAATAAAAAGAACCAGTAATATTAGGTTATGGCAAATCAAATAACCGGACGGATAACCGAAATCGGACAAACTGTTCAAATACCATCCAAAAATGGTGGTTCCTCGTTTACAAAACGGGAGTTTATTTTAGATGCTACTACTTACGACCCTTATACGGGAGAGCGTAGCGAGTATGAGAATGTTATTCCCTTAGAGTTTTCAGGCGATAAGTGTGCAGAACTTGACCGCTTTAATCAGGGTGATGTTGTTACTGTATCGTTTGTCTTACAAGGGCGTTCTTGGACGAATCAGGACGGAGAACTCAAACGTATGGCATCTATCCGGTGCTACAAAATAGATGCGCGTGGTGGTGTATCACAATCTCCACAGAGTGCACCAGTACAACAACCAGTACCACAGCCGACTTATCAACAATCGCAGGATTTTCCACCTCCTGTTGATGCGAATGGTAATGCTAAGGATGATTTACCCTTCTAAAGTATGCTGTTTGATTTGAAGAATGATATGGAAGAGATTTGGAAAACAGTAAAAGGGTATAATGGATATTATCAAGTTTCTAATACAGGTAAAGTTCGGAATCCTAATAAGGTGCTTACTCCAAATGTTGGAGTAAAGAACGGATATGTTTATGTTACTTTGAGAAAAGATAAAAGACTGTTACATCGAATTGTTGCAGAAACTTTTATCCCCAATCCATTTAATAAACCAGAGGTAGACCACATTAATGGAATTAGAACGGATAATAATGTTTGTAATTTAAGGTGGGTAACTCGCACGGAAAACAATAATAATCCTATTACTAAAAGCCGTTTTAGTAAATCTGCTAAAGGTAAAGTTATCAATGCAGAAACTAAAAAACGAATGTCAATGAGCCGAAAAGGGGAAAAACATCCAATGTATAATAAAAAGCATTCAAGTTTTTCTAAAAGAAAGATGTCTATAACTCATTCAATTCCAGTTGTGCAATTTGGATTACAAATGAATTATATAGCTGAATTTGAAAGTGCAAAAGTGGCTTCTCTTGAAACACAAGTTGCTGCATCAAGTATCAATGCTTGTACGCTCGGCAAAAGGAAAACGGCTGGTGGCTATATTTGGAAAAAGAAAAATGATATTTAATTTATCAAATCATTATGAAATACCCAAGTTCAAAGAGTATGTAAACAAGTTGTTTAAAGAGCGTGCAGTAGTGGAAGTAAAAAAGAAGTTACCTAACCGTACACTTGCTCAAAACAGCTATCTGCATCTTCTTTTAGGGTATTTCGGTAGTGAGTACGGTTGCAGCCTCGATGAAGCAAAAATTGACTTTTATAAGAGGACTTGCAACCGTGATTTGTTTGAGAGAAAGGCGGTTAACAAGAAAGGCAAAGAAGTAACTTACTTGCGTAGTTCTGCTGAACTGACAACGGGTGAAATGACTTTGAGCATTGACCGCTTTCGCAATTGGAGTGCATCAGTAGCAGGTATCTATTTACCGGCCGCCAATGAACATCAAATGCTGATATACGCCCAGCAGGAAATACAAAGAAATCAAGAATTTATTTAGTTATGATAGAAACAAGAAAAACAGAAAAACGGTACGTGACATCCGACCCAAAGAAGATGCTCAATATGTACCTTGCAAAGCGTGTTCTCAAAACATGGGAGGAATCTTTCATAGATGAAGATACCGGCGAAACGGTAAACATTGAACGTAATGAAGTCCTTTTTGATCGTGGTTCTCTGATAGACCAAGACCTATTGGCAAAAATTCGTTTCAGTATGGAAGCGGATGGCATCAAAGAAGTGGAAGTCAGTAGTCAGAAGCGTTTAGCTTTTGAGAACGAAAACAAGTTCTTATATCCCTATCTTGCACAGGCACAGATAGGTGACAAGAAGTACAAATTCCTGCTTTATGCTACCGGCCTGGAGAATGTCTGCCTTATTTTGAGAGACTACATTGAACTTAATTATCAATCGGGATTCACCTTAACGATGGCAAAGGAGTTTGATTCGTGCGTGATTCTTACTGATAATCTGAAAGAGCGTAAAGTCGATGATGCTTTGATTGCTTATCTTAAAAATGAAATCACAATGGCAGAGTACGTTGACAAGATGGACGATGAGACCGAGGATAGTGACGAAGAATCTAAACCGGATGAAAAGAAGTTCTATCAGATTGAAACGAAAATCACATTTGACGAAGAGCAACGTACTCAAACATTCGTAGTGAATACTTTTAATGTTGATAGGGCGATGATGCTTATTACCCACTACCTCAAAAATAAAGAGGAAGAATGTGAGAAGCAAGCCAAAGAAAAGGGACATGAGTTCAACAAAAGAGAAATCCATGCAGCCATTGAATCTGCCAAACCTATCCCGGTTGGGCGGTTTATTCCGAAAGAGTTTTCAATGGCTTATATGGAATAACTTTGTTAACCAGCCTGCTCGGTCTGTGAAGATATAGCTGGAAAACCCATAAAAATACAATCATGAATATAGTAAAAAGTAAAAGTTTTAAAAATGGTACAGTTTACTGCTTGCGGCTTGAAGATGGTATGCTGGTAGAAACAACTGATACCTTTCTTCCATATTACACAAAAGATGCGATAGGAAGAAAACAGAATTTCCTTGATAACAACAATCTCGGAAGTCGCGCTGAAAGATGGATGATTGGAGTTTCAACCATGAGCGGTTGTCCTGTACGTTGTAAGTTCTGTGCCACTGGTAATATGAAGAAATACCGCAATCTTACAGCAGATGAGATTGTAGAACAAGTATTGTTTGCTATAAGAAGCGCAGGTTACAACCCGAATGATTCCAAAGAATTTAAGATTAACTACACTCGTATGGGTGAGCCTTTCTTAAATATAGAAGCCGTAAAAAAAGCAATTGAACGTATTACGGAAATATTCCCAAATACTCACCATTACATTTCAACGATTGGCATTAAAGATAGCGACTTCTCTTTTGTGAAAGGCAATGTGACACTACAGATTAGCTTACACAGTTTTGACGAAGAAAAGAGAGGCTGGCTTATTCCTTATCCGAAGAAAATGTCTATTGATGAACTTGGGCAAATAAGAACAGAAAGTAATCTGAAAACAACTATCAACTTAACATTGGTGGATGAATCTGATTTTGATGCGGATAAGCTGGAGAAACATTTTGATAAGGAACACTTTTTTGTGAAGTTGTCTCCAATCAATACAAATAACATATCAGAGAAAAACAACCTTGGTAATGGAATTATCGAGGGAGTGAATTTAGTATAAACAATTTAATTTACAGAATCATGAAAGAGATTAAAAAACAACTTGAAAAGATGGGCTACGATTATGCAGTAGCCATTGCAACAAAGTCAGAAATTGAAAACGGTGCCGCTTGCGGTCAGCTTTCAATTATCGTTGAAGGCGAGACTGAAGAATAAGTAACAGTTAGGTGGTATGGCGGAATTGGTAGACGCTAAAGTTTAATATCTCATAGATAGGTTGTCGGTAACGGGGGGGTAATATAAGCAGTAGCCCGATGTAAAAACATATAAAGGCAGGTATAGGTGGCGAGATTCCACTCATTGTAAAAACTAAAAAGCTCCTATCATGCAGGTTCAAGTCCTGTTACCACCACATAGGGATAAAATGGTCATAGGGTGCTAAGACTAAATGAATGGAACTTTCAAGTGTACATAGAAATGGAAATCATCAAGACCGTAGTTGTAAGTAACAGGTTGAGTAGTTTAAAGATCGTAGGATAACCAATCTACGGATGAAAGCGAGAAAGCAGACGATACTTGTGCGGGTTCGACTCCCGCTTATCCCTCATAAATGTGAGCCACACATAAATGGCAAGGGTTAGTGAATAATGGTTGTGCCCCGGAGAATACGCTTCGGGGCTTTTAATGGAAAATTATGGATGAATTATTAACTGGTAAGATTTGCCCTTATTGCGGTAGGTCTACTGAATACGTGGATAGTTCTGTAATCTACGGACGCTCCTACGGTATGATTTACCTCTGCCGAGATTGTAGGGCTTATGTCGGAGTACACAAGGGTACAGACCAGGCGTTAGGGCGTTTGGCAAACGCGGAACTAAGGGAAGCCAAGAAAGAAGCCCACTTCTACTTCGACCAGGTAGCTAAGACCAATCTTATCAATAAAATTTGGAAGAAACATATCCCCAACACTTCAAACAGAAACAAAGCCTACCTGTGGCTATCCAATCAACTGGGCATACCACGTGAGCTTTGCCATATCGGAATGTTTGATGTGGAGGATTGTAAACAAGTTGTTGAACTGTGTAAACCAATAATAGAAAACTATGGAAAATAAAGCAGTAGCATTTATAAAATCAAACGAATGGTTTAAGTCCACTATGGTAGAGCATGGAACGCATAACGGATATGTGGCTGTTCCCTCTGCGAACAAATATCATGGAATGTCTTATTTTGATATTGATGATATAAGTGTACATGGAGGTATCACATTTTCAGAACCGGCAATAAGCGGTGAAGAATCTATCGGAAGCAAAAGGAAAATTAATTCCAAGTATGTCGGAAAAAGAAATCCCATATTGGATGATGTGGAATTCATTACCGATAATACGGAAATAGGTGATGACTGGTGGATATTCGGGTTTGACACATTCCATTATGGAGACAATGAATATGACTGGGACAAACAAGCCGTCGTTCAAGAGACAAGGTACTTGATGAAACAATTGGACAAATAGAAAATGCCGTACTACATAAAACGAAAGGCTAAGAAGAAAGACAAGCCTTTACCTCTGTTTGATAAAGCAGGGATAACAGTAAAGAAGAAGCCGGATTTGAAAGCTAAGCTCGACAAAGAGTTTTCCCTTTTCATCCGGCTTCGTGATTGTATGCCAAACGGTTCCTTCCGATGTATATCATGTGGACAGATAAAGCCGTTTACACAAGCGGACTGCGGGCACTATTTCAGTCGTACACATTTGGCAACACGGTTTGATGAGAATAATTGCCATGCCGAATGCCGGCACTGCAACAGGTTCAAAGCCGACCATTTGGAAGGCTATCGGGTGAATCTAATTGCTAAAATCGGGCAACAGAAATTTGACTTGCTGAAAGTGAAAGCTGATGGTACTTCCAAAATGACTGATTTTGAGTACGAACAGCTAATCAAGTATTACAAAGCACTTAATAAGAAATTACGAAAGGAGAAAGGGTTATGAGTTATAAAAAATCATGTAATAAGATGCCTGATTTGTCAGGACATAAGTTCGGTAGATGGCTTGTATTGCATAAGGATTTGGATAGATTAGACCATAAAGGAATTAAATCTTATTATATCTGTCAATGTGATTGTGGTTCTATTCATTCTGTTAGTGCTTATGGATTACGAAATGGAACATCAAAAAGTTGTGGGTGTAAAACAAAAGATAGAATCACTAAGTATAATTATAGGCACGGTTTGTCAAGAACTGATATTTATAGGATTTTTAGATGTATGAAAGAACGATGCTATTCACCTAAACATTCAAGCTATAAAAATTATGGAGGCAGGGGAATAGGTATCTGTGAAGAATGGAAAAATAATCCTGAGTCGTTTGTTAATTGGGCTTTGAATAGTGGTTATCAAAAAGGGCTTACTATTGATAGAAAAGATGTAAACGGAAATTATTCTCCTGAAAACTGTAAATGGGCTACCAGAAAAGAGCAGGTTAGAAACCGAACTAATACTGTATATATACATATTGATGGCAATCGGTATTCTCTTTCTGAATTTTGCGAAAAGCATAATCTTAGTTATGGAGCCGCATGGCAGAACTTTAGGAGAAATAATAGAAATGAAGAATTATTAATCAAATACTTATTGAGAAAATGCAATTCCGTTTGAGAGATTATCAACAGAAAGCCTCCGATGCAGCCGTTTCCTTTTTCAATAACAAAGCGAAGAAGACAAACGCTATCATGGTGTTGCCAACAGGTAGCGGAAAATCGCTTATCATAGCTGATATTGCATCAAGATTGGACGGATACACCTTAGTGTTCCAGCCCTCAAAGGAAATACTCGAGCAAAATTTTAAAAAGCTATGTTCATACGGCATACTTGACTGCTCGATCTATTCGGCTTCCTTCAACTCAAAAGAGATAAGCCGGATAACATTCGCTACAATCGGATCAGTGAAGAACCATCCCGAACTCTTTACTCATTTTAAAAACATTATCGTTGATGAATGTCACTTGGTGAATCCTAAAGAGGGAATGTATAAAGACTTCTTCGATGCAGTGAAGTGCAAAGTTTTAGGATTGACCGCAACCCCTTATCGTCTTAGTTTCAGCCGTGATTTCGGTTCTATGCTGAAATTCATTACCCGGACAAAGCCCCATGTTTTTTCAGAGGTCATTTACCATGTACAGGTATCAACTTTACTTGATATGGGCTATCTGGCTAAGCTGAATTACTATCCAATGAATCCTTCAGGATGGAACGAACTTAACTTGAAAGTAAATACTACTGGTGCCGACTATACAGATAGGTCAGTTCAAAGAGAATATGAACGGATAGACTTTTACGGCTATCTCGTTCATATTGTCCAAAGACTGATGAATCCCAAAGCCGGAGGAAAACGGAAGGGTATTTTGGTCTTTACCCGTTTTTTGAAAGAAGCGGAACGGTT